ATTTAAGTATTGTTATTTCAGGTAATGAAAGTGGAGATGAGCGAAGAAATTTAGATGCTATCATGACTGGTTTAAGATCATTAGTATCAGAAACTGGAATAGGTTTAATAGTAGTTAGTCATTTAAGAAGAACGTTTAATGATAAAGGTCACGAAGAAGGCGCATCAACTTCATTAGGCCAACTACGTGGTAGTCACGGAATAGCACAACTTAGTGATATTGTACTTGGGTTAGAACGAAATCAGCAATCAGCAAAAACACAAAATCTTACATCAGTGAGAGTTTTAAAAAATCGTTGGTCTGGTGAAACAGGTTTATGTGGCAGAATAAACTACGACCCAACAACAGGTCGCTTACAAGAGCATGAAGAAATTTGATTATCATGGTGTTAAGTGGAACGATTACATCTTGAAACAAATTGGCAAAGCAATAACAGCAGCCAAAAAAGAAAACAAACTACAACAACTGTATGTATATAGAATAGAGGACGCAGAACAAATTATGGATATGTTAGAAATACTTTCAACAGTAAGCAGGTATGCTTTCCTAGTTGAAGTTAGATATGTGAGTTTAAATTAATGCATTATATATTAGACTTAGAATGTGATAATTTATTAGACAAAGTTACTAAGATACATTGCATAGTAATAAAAGATATTAATACAAATGAAATCTTTACAGACTTAAATGTGTGTATTGAAAAAATTAAAAATGCAAAAATGTTAATTGGTCATAACATTATAGCATTTGATATTCCTGTAATAGAAAAAATATTAAAGTTTAAACCTAAAGCAGAACTGTTTGATACACTAGTAGCATGCCGTTTAATATACGCACATATTAAAGAAATTGATTTTAAATTAATTCATACAGATTTTCCAAAAAATTTAATTGGTTCTCAATCTTTAAAAGCTTGGGGTTATAGACTTAAAATGTACAAAGGTGAAAAGCCACAATCTTGGGAAACGTTTACACCTGAAATGCTTGTATATTGTCAACAAGATGTGGAGGTTACACATACATTATATAATAAAATATTAAGCAAAGAATATTCAGAAGAAGCTTTAAAGTTAGAACACGATGTACAATTATTGTGTACTCAAATGATGGCTAATGGTATTGGCTTTGATACTAAAGCAGCACAAAAATTATATTCTGATTTGTCAGCTGAACGAGAACAATTAGGATTAGAGCTACAAAAATACTTCCCACCTTGGGTTGAAGAAACAACATTTATACCAAAAAGAGATAATAAAAGAATGGGGTATAAAGCTGGTGTTGCGTTTATTAAAAAGAAAGAAATACAATTTAATCCAAACTCAAGAGACCATATAGCTTTTAGATTAAAGCATAATCGTAATTGGAAACCTAAAGAATTTACGCCAGATGGAAGAGCTAAAGTTGATGATGAAATTTTAAAAGAATTAGAATGGCCTGAAGCTAAAGTATTATCTAGATATTTTATGGTGCAAAAACGTATAGCTCAATTAGCAGAAGGCAAAAATGCTTGGTTAAAATTAGAAAAAAATAATAGAGTTTATGGTTCAATAAATACTAATGGAGCTGTAACTGGAAGAGCAACACACAGCACACCAAACTTAGCACAAGTACCAGCAGTAATTATTGAATATGGTCCAGAGTGCAGATCATTATTTTGTGCAAGAGATGGTTATGTATTAGTTGGTGCTGATATGAGCCAAATTGAATTAAGAATTTTAGGACATTACATGTCAGCTTATGACAATGGAGATTATGCAAATGATGTTGTGCATGGTGATATTCACACAAGAACTTTAGAAGCCTTAGGTTTAAAAAAAGAAGAAAGATGGAAAGCAAAAAGATTTATGTACACTTGGCTTTATGGAGGGGGTGCTAAAAAAATAGGTGAAGTAATGGGCACTACTACAGAAGAAGGTTATAAATTAAAAGATAAGTTTTTAAAAAAGATACCAGCACTTAAACAACTTGTAACTAAAGTTCAAGAAGTAGCAGCAACAGGAGAACTTGGTGCACTTGATGGTAGACGAATATTTTGTCGTTCGCAGCACAGCGCATTAAATAGTTTATTACAAAGTGGCGCAGCTGTAGTTAGTAAATATTGGATAGCTGAATGTAAATCATTTTTAAATAATGATTGTAAATTAGTTGCGTGGATCCACGATGAATTAATATTAGAAGTAAAACAAGGCAAAGAAGAATTTGTTAAACAAGAAGTAATTAAAGCTATCGAAAGAGCTGGCGTTAAATCTAAACTCAGAGTTCCACTTACTGGAGATAGCAACATTGGCCACACCTGGAAAGCAATACATTAGTAGAGCTTTAAGTGGTAGAATTTTAACTCGTGGTTATACAGAAAACGGTTGGACATATTTAGATTTACGAACTCGTAAAACTCGAGTTACTGAACGTTGGGTTAAATCTGATTACTATAAAGTAATATGCATTACACAAGCTTGGCAAGCATCACAACGTAGAGCTAAAAGAAAAAAATTAGAACACTCAATTACTTTATTACAAGTATTAAAACTTTATCCTAAAGATGACAAGTGCCCAGTTTTTAAAACTCCATTAATATTTGGTGGCGGTTTAAATGAATTTTCCCCTTCATTAGACAGGATTAACAATTTACGAGGTTACATTAAAGGTAACGTTCAATGGATTTCAGCGCGCGCAAACTCACTTAAACGAGATGCAACTGCTGAAGAATTATACACACTTGCAAACTGGATAACAAAAAATCAATAACATTATGGATTTAATATTATTAAGTGACGGATTATATCATCTTGTAAAAGTAACAAAAGAAATGACAAAAGGCATAGAGCTTATGCAAGAAGTAGATTGCTTTGATCTTTGCGATATTCTTAGATTACATCTTACAACATATTATGAAGCGCCTTTTAATGTTCATGTCATGAATGATGGAACAGGTGATTTCTACGGGTGTATCTGCAAATAAACAATAGGAAATAAAATGAAAAATGTATTATTAATAGACGGAGATATATTAGCTTATACAATAGCTAGTAATAGTGAACAAGCAATAAACTGGGGTGATGACTTTTGGACTTTGCACACAGATTTTAATGAGTGCAAAACAAAAATAGAAGACTATCTTAAAAATGTAACAAATACTTTTAGCGCAAAAAAAGTATATATTTTTTTATCCGATACACATAATTTTCGAAAACAAATATATCCTGCATATAAATTAAATAGAACTAATAAACGCAAGCCAGTTTGTTTACCACAAATAAAAAGATATTTATTTGAAACACATGAAGCTATTAGTGAACCAAGATTAGAAGCTGATGACTTAATGGGTATATTTGCAACTGATCCAAATATAAAAGGTAATAAAATTATTGTTTCTATAGACAAAGATTTAAAAACAATACCTGGAAATATATCTGTAGACTTAGAAACAGTGGAAAAAATTACTAAAAAGAAAGCAAAATATAATCATGCATTACAAACATTATGTGGTGACTCTGTAGATAATTTTCCAGGAGCGCCAGGTATTGGTCCTATTAAAGCAGCAGCTATACTTAATACTAAAGAAATATGGCCAGCTGTAGAAAATGCTTTTATTAAAGCTAAATTAACTAAGGAAGATGCACTATTACAAGCTAGATTAGCTTATATATTGCAACATGGAGATTATAATTTTAAATCTAAAAAAATAAAAATGTGGAAACCGCATGCATAATCAATCAAAAAACTTAATAAATAGTAGCATGTTTAGATAAAAATAAACAATTTATGGCTCAAAACGAAGACTTTACTTTACCTATTAAAACAGACGATTTGATTAAAGAATTAGACAAATTATTTCCTAATCAATGCGCTGATATAAAGGAAAGTGAACGAACAATTTTTTTTAAAAGTGGTCAACGTTCAGTTGTAGATTTTTTAAAATCAAAACAAACAGACAATATATTAAAAAGGAAATAAACTATGTGTGCACCTAGAAGACCAAGAATGCCTGCGCCACCGCCTCCGGCTCCTGCTCCGGTTCCAACACCAGTAGCAGATACTAAAGTTCCTGATCTAGACTTAGCAATTGAAACAACGGATCAAAATGTTAAGAAAAAAGCTAGAAAGAAACTTGGTAAAAAGTCGTTGAGAACTGACGTAATGACATCTGGAGAATCTGGTTTAAATATACCAGCTTAATTAATTAAATTATATGTTAGAAAAAGAAAACAATTTAAAAAAATTATACGAAAAATTATCTGCTAAAAGAAACGAATTTTTAGATAGAGGAAGAGAGTGTGCTGAGTTAACTTTACCAGCTATACTCCCACATGAAGGATTTGGAGCAAGCGATACTTTATATACGCCATACCAATCAGTTGGTTCTAGAGGTGTTAATAATTTAGCTTCTAAATTGTTGTTGTTATTACTTCCACCAAACGCACCATTTTTTAGATTAAGTTTATCGGGTAGAGTTAGAGAAGAACTAGAGCAAGACCCAAAATTAAAAACTAGTGTAGAAAAATCTTTAGCTAAAATTGAAAGAGAAGTAATGAATGCTATTGAACAAAGTGCATTACGTGTACCTGTGTTTAGCGCATTAAAACATTTAATTATTACTGGTAATGTTTTAGTACATTTTCCAAAAGAAGGACAAATGAAAATTTATCCTTTAAGTCAATACTGTATTAAAAGAGATAGTGAAGGTAGTCTTTTAGAAATAGTTATGAAAGAAAGTGTTTCGCCTTTAAGTTTAAATGAAGAGGTTAGAGCAATTTGTCAAGTAAAAGAAAAAGATGAAGAAATAGATATATACACTTGTATTAAAAAACAAGAAAACGGAAAATATTCAGGTTATCAAGAATGTAATAAAGTAGAAATTCCTGGAAGTTATGGTATATATAAAGAAGACGACTTACCATATATTCCACTTCGTATGATTAGAGTTGACACTGAGGACTACGGAAGATCTTATTGTGAGGAATTTCTTGGAGATTTAAAATCAATTGAGGGATTATCTAAAGCTTTATTAGAGTCAGCAGCTGCATCTTCAAAAGTTGTATTTATGGTTAAACCAAATGCTTTAACTAAAAAACGAGATTTAGTTGAGTCAAATAATGGTGATATAATTACAGGTGTTAGAGATGATGTTGCAGTTTTACAAACTGAAAAACAATATGATTTACAAATAGTTGAAAGAACTATTAATACAATAGCAGAAAGACTTTCTTATGATTTCTTATTACAAAGTGCTGTAACTAGAGATGCTGAAAGAGTAACTGCAGAAGAAATTAGAAAGCTTGCAAATGAATTAGAAGCAGCTTTAGGTGGTATTTATTCATTATTATCACAAGAATTACAATTACCTTTAGTGAATTTATTAATGAAAAGATTGTCTGCAAAACAGATGATACCTAAATTACCTAAAGGAAGCATACAACCAACAATTATAACAGGTGTAGAAGCTTTAGGTAGAGGTAATGATTTACAAAAATTAAGAGAGTTTGTTCAAGACATGACTGCATTAGCTTCAGTAAATCCACAAGCAGCTGAATTAATTAATATTAATGATTTAATAACTCGTATCGCAACTTCACACGGTATTGATACTGAGGGATTAATTAAAGACGAAGAACAAATAGCTCAAGAACAACAGCAAGCTCAAGCCGATCAAGCAGGTCAAGCTGCAATCGATCAAGGTATGGGTCCTGCTATACAAGGTGCTGTTGATGGAGTTCGAGACGGTTCAGTTAGTCCTGAACAAATATCACAAGCTGTACAGCAAATACCTGGAGGAAATTAATGGTAGAAAAAGTACAGGTGGAAACACCAGAACCAGTAGAACCAACGGTTGAAACACCAGTTGAAACACCAGTTGAAAAAACTACTGAAGTAAAAACAGAAGAACCTAAACAAGAAAAAATTTTAGGTAAGTTTGATACACAAGAAGATTTAATAAAATCGTATCAAGAGTTAGAAAAAAAAGTTAGTCAACCTAAAGCAGAAACTAAAACTGAAGATAAAGGTTTAGAAATTGAAGCTAAAGCAGAAGAAGCAGTAGCTCAAGCTGGTTTAGATATGACAGCTTTACAAAGTGAATATGATACAAATGGTGAATTATCAAAAGCAAGTATTGATAAATTAACCTCAGTTGGAATAGATAAAAGCGTTATTGATGCTTATATTGATGGCCAAACTGCTTTAGCACAAAATATTGAAACAGATATTAAAAGTACCGTTGGTGGACATGATGGTTACAAAGGTATGATGGAATGGGCTAAAGAAAATTTAAGTGCAGAAGAAATATCAGCTTATAATAATACAGTTAATGGCAGAGATGTTGCGTCAGTTAAGTTAGCTGTGTCTGGATTAAAAGCTCGTATGGACGCTGGGCAAGAACCAAATTTAGTACAAGGGAAAGCATCAAATTCTATAAATGGCTTTGAGTCTTGGGCTCAAGTTACAGAAGCAATGAAAGACCCTAAATATACTAAAGACCCTGCTTATCAAGCAGAAATACAAAGTAAGCTGCGTAACAGCAAACTTTGATAGTTGTGCAACCTTTATAGGTGGCAACTGAGTAAACATAATTAGACAATAAAACTTGGCCGTCTGCGGACGACAACCCTGAAAATAAAACGAAAAATGTTTCTCTTTAATTAATAACAATCAACCATAAATATAAGGAGAATAATTATGGCAGTAGCACAACCGGCTAGCATAGGACGAGTAAATGCAGCCAATGCAGAAGACGCGTTATTTCTTAAAGTCTTTTCGGGGGAAGTTTTAACAGCTTTCGAAAGATCTAGTGTAACGCAAGGCGCGGAAATGGTTAGAAGCATAGCTTCAGGCAAGTCAGCAAGCTTCCCAGTAATGGGCAGAATTGCGGCGGCTTATCATACACCGGGCGCAGAGATAGTTGGTACAGATGTAAACCACAACGAGAAAGTTATTACAATTAATGACTTACTTGTAAGTTCAGCATTCTTATCAAATATCGAAGAAGCAAAAAACCATTGGGACGTGAGAGGCGCATACAGTGCCGAAATTGGCAGAGCTTTAGCTTTCCAAAAAGACAAGCACGTTCTACAAACAATTGCACAAGCAGCTGGTGGACAATCAGCAGCAGGAGCTAACGTAACTGGTGGAGATGCAGGAACAGTATTAACTAATACTGGTATTGCGTCAGCAACAGCAGCAACAGCAGCTAACGCGATGATCGATTCATTGTTTGATGCAGCTTCAGCTTTAGACTCACACTACGTTCCAAAAGAAGGTAGAA